TTAGTTGGGTGGTGTATGGGAATTTTGCTACCGTTTAGGTATGGGTGGTTGGATGTTGGTAGGTTTGTGTGCTGGTGTTGCTGGTGGTTGTGGTGTTTTGTTTGTTTGGTTTTGAGGTGGTCGTGTCAACCCGCCTACTCTTTTCTGTTGTTTATGATTTGTTGTGTCGTACGTTGCCGTTCGATCACGTTTTCCAGTGTTTAAGAGTTTTGGTGTTTTCTGTACGATTAAATGAAAGCGAGACTCGGAATGGTCTCGGGTATGCGTTCGATGGAAACACGCGCCGCGTCGGGGAACACAGTCCCCGTATCCACGACCGACACCCACGCTTTTGTCGCTGATGTAATCCACTCAGGCGCGCGCCATGTGAACGACGCTGCTTTAAAACCTGTGCCGGAGAGTGTTGGTTCAACGAGCGTGTCAACGGCCTGCACAACGCCTTCTAGCCCTAAGGCTGAGAAAAGCTGTGTCGGTGCCGCTGAGCCGGTTGTGTTGACGTACGTATTAATGAGATAACGTGCGCCCGCAACGAGATTCTTGAGCGTAACAACGCGATTGGGCGTACCGGCCGCGACAGTTCCGTCTGGGTAGTAACCGACCACATCGTGGATGAGGTGGCCGAGCGTTGGGATCTTCTGTCCCGCCACCAGACCGAATGGTTCTGTCGTTGTCGCAGCGGCGTCGAAACCGATAGCGTGAGAATATGCTGCCGGTGTCGCGCGCTGTGGGTACATGAATTCAACGTCGTACTCAATCCAAATCGCGCCGACCTGGATGTTGTTACCGCCCTCGGTGGCGATAATAAAATTGCCGGAGTCTGTTGACCGCAAGTCGGAAGACGCGGACAATTGCGTTTCGATGTACTTGGCTTTCAGACCGCCCAACAACGCAATTGTGTTGGTCACTACGGTCGAGCCGTTCCGAACGGGTCCTGCAGTTGCCGTCGCGTTTGTCATCGCATCGCGAACTGTTGTCGGCGGTGAGTCCGTTGGATCGTAATCCACGAACATCACTATGACACCTGGTTCGGTCGTTGAGCACGTCGGGACGTAGCGCAGTGCGAGGCTGTGGAATTTGTACTGTTCCCAGCCCTGCGCTTGTCCACTGAGCCAAGGGAACGTACTGCCAACACCGGGGTTGATGCGGTACGTTCTCGACTCGAACGCTGCTGACATGTCGATCAGGTCCATCAGTTCTCGATGGCGAATCCTGCATGACTTCGCGGTCGCCTGAATCTTCGGTTGAGTGGCTTTCTGAATAGAGCCCACTGAAACTGGATTCACGACTTTCGTATAGGGTCGAACCCTCTTCGATTTCTTGCCTTTCGGCTTCTGGTTTCTTGTTGGAGGCATTGTAGCCAATGAAACTTGATGGGATGAGAGCAATAGTGTCTGGTTTCTATTCGGGTGTAAGTGTCGATACTCTTACTGAGTCACTGGGCGCGGCTAGTTGTGAACCTAGAAATTGCCCTCCGCGACTCTGTCCACGATATCTGCATTGTCGATTTCTAAGAGCCTTGTTATGACGGGGTGCACCATGTAGGTGTACGGTGTTGTCATACGCTCAATCATCGCTTCACAGTCCGTGACTTCGCATTCGAGTATCTGGTAACGATCCAGAAATGCACTGCGCGCTACCGAGTCGAAGCCGTCGTTGCCTTCATTGAACTCGCGTTTGCGTTCGGTGCTCTTGGTCGCCCATACCTCTGTCTCATCACAACACCCATACAATCGGTAGGTTTTATCTAACCATTTCCCGATGATTGGCATGTTGGCGACAGTAGGCCACAAACCCATTACGACGCCCTTGATGTACGCCGTAGCTTGCTTGGGTGGGGGGGGGTGGGTGGTCCAAAACAGCCTCGCGAGCAACCGTCCCGGTTTCGGCGTGCAGACATAACCTGTACTGGTTATGAACCACAACGCTGAAATGAATGTGACGTCACTCACGGCGTAGAACTTACGGTATTCAGGTACGATGCCATACGTAGCTTCGAGCGCAGCAAACGAGTCTGCGTCAAAATCTCCGTATACCACAACGAGTAGGTCATCGCCTGCTACCAATATCGCCCCACTAAGGCCGCATTTTTCCATGCACGAGTATGTGATTCCGGCATTGACGATGTTATTGCCAATGGTTGTGTCATTGTGTCCTGACTTCACTGTGTACTCGAGTTTATAACGCATCCTAACGCCATCAAAATTCCCAGATCCACGGACAATTGCGCAATCACTAGCGAATTTGGCAAGTCGACTGTCGACACGTGCATACAAACTCTCACGCAACTCTTGCGCGGCCTGTTGCATTGTTGCGTCCCAGTTCTTACCATCACGTTCGTAATATACACACTGTCTGCCCCGCGCATTACGTTGCGCTGTCGTCATCCATTCACCCAACTCCTGGGCGTTCTTACCCGACGCGAATGTCACCGAAATATCACACGCCGCAGAATTATTACCTTGTACGTGTAACACATCGGTGGTGTTGATGCTCGCTGTAAGTGCCTTCTGGAGAGCCGTGAACTCTGGCCCCATATGTGCCTGTGTTCGTAAGGTTCGGTAGAATTGGATGAGACGCGCCTTCGTTGGCGGCTTGTGGCCGGACTCGCGCTTGACCATGCATTTCACACGGCTCGGCGTAAATCTGTCCCACTTCTCTGAGTCTTCGATTGCTTCTCTTTTGCGCTCTGGCCATTTCGAGATCCAACCTTCGCCCTCGCGGTATTCGCTGATTAACTCAGTGTACCTAGATTCGAATTGCTGGTAGACATTGGTCTCGAGCCACTCCTTGTACTTCTCGAAGTCTGACGTGCACAACGGCGCTGCTTTCCCATGTCGGTTGCACATTGCATTATGTGCATTGCACGCGCATGACCTACATACGTAAGCCATACTCGCTACCGGCCCCATGAGTGTCGCCCCAACCTGTCGCTCACGTTTGCATTTGTCCGGCAGAGTGTCCATGATCTTGCAGTTTGCCCCGAGGTTCTTTTCGTCACCCTTGCCTAAGCAAATGGTGTCCGTTTCTCGTGATGCTAAACTATGCAAGCCGTCCTCTGGCTCCGTCCATTGCAATGTCGTGATGCGACCATTCTCGTCGCGCAATCCCAACCCCGTCCCCTCGTACCCCTATTTCGACGTCCTTTTGAGCACGGCGTATCGCTCTTTCAGCTCGGCTGCTAAGCTCGCCGTTGCTGTGAATGCGATGGCTGCGAGCGCTTGCGACAGCGCGAAGCCCTTCATGCCGCTGAGTGATGTATGTGCACCGATGACGCCAGACACTGAGAGCGCTATAACTAGCACTCGTATCCATGGCTTCAACCTCAGGAACGACCTGTAATCCGCGCGCACCATCGTCCTGTGCGCCACGTTAAACAGGTGGTCCTGTGCTCTCATCACTTGCTCGTGTGTCGCGGTCACAATGTCTGTGGCCTCGGTGATGTCGTGTCCTGTCTCGTGTGCTAGCGTTCGCGCCACTCGATTGATACTCTTAGTGACTTCTTCGACGCCTCCGCCGGTGGTTACTCCCATCAACAACACTTGTGCACGCTGATGCGCCTTGGTCGCTACTGGTTTCACTCCTGGCTCCACACTCGTTGACTGGATATCTCCGACACCGTGTCGCAACAACACCTGTTCCGTCTCGTCAATGACGAACGACTTGAAAAATTCCCACATGACGTCCCACCAATCCGTGCCTGGTGCTGGTTTCGGACCAACATCATACACCGTGACGACGCTCCCAGGACGCTTGTCCTGCGTAGCCAAGACCCACCACGGCGGTACGTTCGGACTCGGTGGGTTCTGAAACTTCAGAACTCCACGGTTGTCGTACGTAAAGTATTCGCCGTCCATCGATCTCTTCGTCAACCAAGCGCCCTTGGTTTTGGCCGACAGCACCGATTCGCCCGGCTCAAGATCGTGTTCGTTGAGAACAACGCGCGATCCGAGTTCTAGGCGTTCGTATGCTTTCGCGTCCATGTAGTACGAGGTGTGATTGAAGAGGTATACCTTCCTTCCAGGTATCGCACAATCGCATTCCTGCATCGTGTGCGTGCAACCTCTCCCTGCGGGCAGCGGCTTGTCAGTCTCGAATAACCCGGGCGCAATGCCGTGGTACTTCAAGGTGCTCGTCTTCGCTGCCCTCGCCTCGCTGGAATCCGTCGCTCCAACATCGACTAGGGTGTACTCCCCAACGCCAATGTAGTGGTTGTTTTCCGCCACAGTTCTGTTAAGAACACTCGCTGGTGAGTGCTTCTTATCCCTGATATACGGTGCCACTACGTCGGCTTCCGACTCTGCAAACGGTTCTTCTTCATCCCACCGTTGCGGCGTCGCTTCCGCTTCTTGAGGGCGGGCATCCTCGTCGGGCACCGTGGCTCGGACAAGGGGGCGCGGTTGCATAGCCAATTGTTTGGCTCTGTTTGCTGCGGTGTGTGCTGCCTTCTTTGCCTGCTGCGCTGTCACGAAGTCGGTGACGTCGTCATCGGCTTCTAAGTGGCCGTAGTCGATGATTTCGCTCATCGTCTGTTGGCTTCTCGCGCGAGCGTGATCCATTATGGCTGCCCGTCCTGATGCCAGGGTGTGGACGACCGTGTTGGATCGGGGCATGAATGGGACGGCTCTGCTCGGGCCAGCACCATCGCTCCGCTCTTTTTGCTTCATCTTTTTCGGTTTGTTCGACATCGTATGATGCCGGTCGCTCCTGACTGATGACGCTACCGTTAAGAAACAACTGTGATTGTTGCTGTAATAACGGTTTTCGGGTGTCGAAACA